CTACAGCTGCTGACTTGTCAGAAGCGTCTATCGAACAGATGTGCATCAACATAATGAAAGCAGAGAATGATAAAGGTTTAAATATCTCAATCATGCCTCAGTCTTTGATTATCCCGCCTGACTTGGTGTTTGAAGCAGAAAGGATTTTACAATCCCCTTATCGTGTTGGTACTGCCAATAACGATGTGAACGCCTTATACAACATGGGTAAATTCCCGGGTGGTATTAAGGTCAACCATTACCTGACTGACGCAGATGCATGGTTCGTAAGAACTAACTGCCCACACGGTAACAAGATGTATCAGAGAAAGCCAATGGCATTTAGCATTGACAATGATTTTGATACTGAAAACGCTAAGTTCAAAGCAACAGAGAGATATTCTTTCGGTTGGACAGACTGGCGTGGTGTTTACGGTTCTCCGGGAGCGTAACCATTTAAATAGTACTGATCCCCTCCTTCGGGAGGGGGTTGCTCATAAGGAGGATATTCAATGAGTGGTACAAATTTTCCAAATGGTGTAGCAGTAAGAAACAAGTATTCAGGTAACGTCGATACAGACAATGATTACAAGTTAGCTGCCAACACTAAATTTATACGTAAGCAAGCAGTAATTCACTGTATAGGTTCTGATGCGGATAACGCTGAAAGAACTACTGCATTTACTATACCAGCTGGCTCTATTGTACATGACGTTTTCTTAAACGTAATTACAGTTGATGCTACTGAGACTGTAGATGTTGGTACTGAAGGCACTACTAATGATCCTAATGGATTCTTGGCAGCTGCATCTTTAGCTACTGAAGGATTAGTATTCGGCTCTCTAGCTGATGGTGCCATAACTCGCGGAGCTTTGCTCTCAGAGATTACAGAAGCCACAACTGCAGCAGCCCGTAAACCAGCTATCATAGCTGCGGCTGATCCAGTAAGCTTTACCTGTTCTGCAGGTACTGATACAGCGGTGTTCGATATTATAATCGACTACACTGAAGTAGTTACTGAAGCAAACTAGGACTAGCCCCTTAATTGGGGCTTTTCCGTTTTAGGAACAACATATGAAAGGCAAATCACCGGGTTATCAAGCAGGAAATCATTGGGCTATATGTGACCGATGTGGAACTGCCTTTAGACGTAAGGAATTACGCAAGACATGGGATAACCTATGGGTATGCAAAGATGACTGGGAGCCTAGACAGGCACAAGACTTTGTTAGAGGAAGAGCTGATAAGATCGCACCAGAGGAACCAGTACGGCCTGATGACACTGAAGGTAGAAATCAGACAGTAGATACAAGCGAAATACCAGATGGTACTTTCGATAATTCATTATAACAGGAGCAACACAACATGGCATTTACTTCCAACGTAAAATACATCTGGCCCCCTAATTTCTTGGAAGGCACAGATGTTATGGACAAATATCAACGCAAGATCGCTATCAGAGCTACAGGTACATCCACAGCTGCTGATGATGCGACAGATCAAGTCATAGTAGACAAGTCTGACCTCTTAGGCCCAGCAGGGGCTGAACCAGATAACCTAGTTATCTTAGAAGCAACATGGTCTATATCAGGATACGACACAGTAATTTTAGAATGGGATGATGGTACTGATGAAGAAGCCCTCAGAATGCAAGGAGATAACTTTGTTGACTTTACTGCTATTGGCGGTCTCCATAGTGACGGTTCTAGTCAAACTGGAGACTTACTTCTTAGTACGTTAGGTGGAGCTGCTAACTCGTCCTATGACATTCAACTCGTCGTTAAGTTAAAGCAATAGGAGAATAGCATGAGTAATAACCCAATGGGCTTTAAGCCACCAAGTACAGTTAAAGGCTTACCTGATGCTGTTAATCTAATTAACGCAATACGTAACCCTGAGAAGACAGAAGAATTACTTCAACCTTTGATCGAGTACACAACTAAAGCAGAAGAGTATTTCTCTGCGTTTGTAGAACTTGAGAAGCTAGGTGATTATATTCAGGAAGAAACTGCTAAGGTAGCAGAGCAATCACAGAAGGTACAACGTGCCTCACAAGTATTAGATCAACGTGTACGTGAGCAAGATCAAAAGAACCGAGATTACTTAGGTGAGCTAGAAGCTAGAGAACAAGAAATTAAAAATAGTGAATATGATTTAGATATATCTAACGAAGAACTTGAAAATAGAATCGCTGCATTTGAAGAAGCAGAGAGAGCTTTCAAAGAAACAGTTAGAGAAGTTAACTCTCGTGAAGCTAAGTTAGCAGAACGTGAGCGTGAAGTAGAAGCTAAAGCTAAGCGTATTATAGACGCACAAGCTTTGTTAAATGGCTAATAGATACATCTTCTTATCCCAGTATAGAACTGGGTCAACCATGGTATGTGATGCCTTACAATCGCATCCCTATATTCATATAGGGCATGAGACTTACCATCCTTGGAAGGGTACATATGATGAATTGTTTGCTGATATGGAATGGAAATTCCCCTACAAGAAGCACTTTATTATACACACCCAGATAGACCATGGTATGGCACATTCAGGCCCAAGTATACTTGATGCACCTTACCCTAAGATGGGTCTGTGGCTAAAGGACTACGTACTGGGAGCTGCAGCACAATGCATGCTGAATTACCAAAGAGCAGATGGATGCTTTGAGTTAGATACAGGCATTGTAGCTGACGCTGTAAGATTACGCAAAGAAAGAGATGAAGTACTTAAATCTAAAGTAGATATGCTTTGGGAACTAGAAGAAATGCGACAAGGTAAGATGTTATCATCTATACCAGAGAAGTATGCACAAGCATTTTATGATTTTGTTGGGGAGCCAATATATAAAGAATTACATGTTAGAAATATTAATAAGCACCCTCTACTAGCTTTACCACAGAATATGGATGAAATAAGAGATGCCTGCAAGAACATATAAAAATGTAATTGATATTCAAGTGCCTACAGCTAGAGCAGATATTAGATCTACTGCTGTACAGATTGGATCTGATATACGTGCTTATACTTTAGCTGTGAACAGAGCTTTAATTGTAAATAAGAGAGAGAGTAAGGTATTGTATAAAATAGGTGCTGAGGTATCCTATGATGGTGGGAATACTTGGGTACAAGGAGCAGCTTGCGATGTCACTGACGGGGAGTTTACTACCCAGTTTGGTAATAAAGCCGCGTACACAACTTTAACTGCAGGATTAGATCCACAGGTAGGTAGCACTCTTAGGCTAATAAGACCTAATGCTACAATACTTGAATTGGATGAGCCTATACGTATGGATTTAGATGTGTTAGTAGATAAGGTACAAAAGATCCGCAGTCCAGTGGCACCAAGCTAATGGCTGTTGCATACGGCACAGTTTCTGGCTCAGGTCTATTTGTCCAGACTACTTTTGCTTCGTCACTATCTATCGCATCTACTAACTTTAGTGGTACAGATGTACTTTTAGTAGCTCAAGTAGAAGCGTTCGTATTTGGTACTGCTGCTATTAGTAGCGTACAATGGGACGTAGCTACACCAGAGAATTTTACTCAGCAATATGCTGATGAGAACAACAATGCTAGCTCGTTTTATGTCTACACCCATGCAGCAGGATCTGGAGCTACAGATACAGTAACAGCTAATTTTCCTTCGTCACGAGATCAAATATCTCTTATTACGTCATCGTTTACAGGTGTTGATCAAACTACACCAATAAAAGACTCTGGTACAGGCAGCTATTCATTAGGGTATAATACTCCTGAGACATTTACTATAACACTCGCCACAGCTGCGGCTGATGAGATGATATCATCTATCACCTTTACTGATGATACAGGCGTTAGTTATACTACAGGCACTAACCAAACACAATCATATGATGATGATACTGGCCCATCTTACGGTTGGCATGGTCGTATGGAGTATAAAGATGGTGCTGATGGTAATACAGCTACTATATCTACTGATAACGATTCTAACGGATCAACTGTATTGCACTGGGCAGCATTATTTAATGACGCAGGGGGTGGTGGTGGTGGAACCACAATACCGCTATTAGTAAACTCATATAGACGACACCATCAACAACATCATTCAGGATAATACATATGTTTTTAAGACAATCAACATCACAAGATATACGCATAGGCCCATTCCTAGATATTACTGATGGTGTAACAGAAGAAACAGCTCTTACATTAGCTAACACTGATGTCAGACTTTCAAAAGACGGTGCAGCCTTTGGAGCTAAGAACTCAGGTGGTCTTACACACGACTCTGATGGTTGGTATAGTGGTACACTTAATGCTACTGATACTAATACTGTTGGTGAGCTGGTTATAAACGTACATCAACCAGCTAATACTTTACCAGTATGGAAGACTTACTGGGTACTAGAAGAAGCTGTATATGATGACCTATTTGGTGCATCTGCTGCCGGTATTCCAACTGTAGCAGAGATACAATCAGGTCTTGCTACTGCTGCAGCCCTTACAACTGTTGACAATGAAATAGCAGTTATAGACGGTGTTGTAGATGCGATACTTGTTGATACTGGTACTACTATTCCTGCTTCTCTTACTACTATTGATAACGAGATTGCAGTAATTGACGGTAATGTAGATCTAATATTAGTAGACACAGGAACAACCTTACAGGCAGAATTAGATGGGATTCAAGCAGACACTGAAGATTTACAAACTCAGGTTGGAACTGCAGGTGCTGGTCTTACGGCTGTACCTTGGAACGCGGCTTGGGATGCTGAAGTCCAAAGTGAAGTCAATGATGCGTTGGTTGCGTTAGGACTAGATCACTTAGTAGGTGCCGCAGTAACAGGCACAGATGTAGTAGACAACTCTATTATAGCACAGTTAGTGTCTAGCTCAGCCACAGCTGACTGGGATACTTATGTCAATACAACTGAATCATTACAAGCAATACGTGACCGTGGCGACGCTTCATGGGTAACAGGTGCAGGTGGAACACCTCCACAATTACTACAAGAAACAACTATTGCAACACTTGCGTCACAGACAAGCTTTACATTGACAGCAGGTTCTGCAGATAATGATGCATATAATGATCAGATATGTGTAATAGAAGATTCAGTCACAGCTGTACAGAAAGCTGTAGGTATTATATCTGACTATACAGGATCAACTAAGACAGTTACACTGTCAGCTGACCCAGCTGTATTTACAATGGCTGTAGGTGATACAATTAGAATTATAGCTTCCGCAGCAGCAGGTACTGCTCCTACAGCAGCGGCTGTTGCCGATGCAGTATGGGACGAGGTACAGGCTGATCACGTAACAGCTGGATCATTCGGTGAGATAGCTACAGAGGTGGCTAGTATCTTAGTGGATACAAACGAACTACAGACTGATGATATTCCGGGTACCCTAACTACTATTGAAGGTAAGATAGATACTATTGATACTAATGTTGACGCAATACTAGTTGATACAAATGAATTACAGACTGATGATTACCCTGCCAGATTTACTACATTAGAAGGATTGATAGGTAATATCGCTACGGGTACAGCAGCTATATCTCAAGTAGCTGAAAGCCAATTACTTACTACAGGCTCAGAAGTTAATACCTATGCTGTAACTGATCAGAAAGATGGTGTATACCATGAAGTATCAGATTCAGCTGGTGCAATGGAGTTCTACTATCAGTTTGATGTAGGAACTTTTGGTATCGCTGAGAGTGTAAACATGTGGGGTAGATTAAATGGAATTAATGATACTCTAGGAGTTTTTGCATGGAACTGGGCTGGGAGTGCATGGGAACAAGTAGCTGACTTAGTAGGATCGAATAGCTCTACTGATGGCTTAATAACATTCAACTTATTAGTAGCTCATACTGGAACTGGAGCAGATCTAGGTAAGGTTAGAATACGAGGGTTTGCTGCGTCAGGATTAACCAGTGCTACAATATATATTGACCAAGCATATGTTGGTTATGCTCAGGCACTATCAACAACAGCCATAGCAGACCAAGTATGGGATGAAGCACAAGCTGATCATGTAGCAGCTGGGAGCTTCGGGGAAATAGCATCAGAAGTTGCAAGTATTCTTGATGATACAGGTACAAGTGGAGTAGTACTAGCGAATAATGCTATTAGTGCAAGTAAAGTAGCAACTAATGCATTTGCTAACACTGTTTTCACTACCGGATATTTCAATGCTATAAATGCTGAAGTTGATACAGCACTAACTGACTATGACGCAGCTACAGGTGCAGAAGTGGCTGCATTAAATAACCTATCAGCAGCTGATGTAAATGCTGAAGTGGTAGATGTAATTAGAACTGATACAGTAGCTGAATTAACTGGAGTACCAGCGGCTACGTCTACATTAGCTGATAAGGTCAACTGGTTATTCATGTTAGCACGTAATCAACTAGAGCAGACCTCAACTACAGCCACACTAAGAGCTGATAATGGAGCTACATCAGTAGCAACAGCAGCAGTGTCTGATGACGCAACAACAGCACAACGTAATGAGTGGGCGTAATCCATGGCCGCCGATACGCGAAACAAGAGGTTCGCTATACTCCAGATGTACAATCAAGCTATCCAGATTCTACCGAATCCAGATGGCACGATTGATGAGCCAGATAGATCCCAATTTGCTCACATGTATAATGGGATAGATTTACAAGGGGAGATAATAGTACCAGAGATAGATCGCATACCATCAGGAGCCAAGAAAGGACATAGGCTGGGTGGTAAAAATAAACGCAGAGGAAGGAGTCTTGGATAATGTTGTGGCATCATTTATTAGTAGATAAGAAGGTAGTACGTAGTATATATGAATCATTCGGTGAGAATGCTAGACCAATAATAGAGAGGGCTATGATAGCTTTCCCTCAGTACGCTTGGCAGATTGCTAATAGTACTTTGGTTGGTGAGAGTGAGCCATACGGTGAGGATAGAGAAGAGAATATCATATCTGTCTATAGCCCTAATGCACCAGAATGGTATCACGGCCCTGCAGACCATTATTGTATGAAGTTACATATGGACTCAGGCATAGTTAAATGGAAGATACTTTGGACACCTCCATATAAGTTACCTAAGATCCAAGGAGCTGAAGGTACATGTAAATGGATAGGACAGAACTTTGATGAGAATCATCAGCCAGAGAACGAGTATCACGAGTACTATGATGAGGTATCTAAGAGTAATCCAAGAGATTTAATTGGATACACTTGTACTAATGACTTAGAGATTAAACACACAAAGATATATGTACACCCTCATTGGGTAACACAAGGTGAGTATCTTGTCACAAACTGGGATCATCTACAGAATATAGAGCTACCAGAAGACTACACATACCTTACTAACCTTACCCGTACTAAGGGTGAGCAATGGATAAACTAATAGGATAAGATATGGCAACAAGTGGATCAATTGATTTTGGGGCAACGCGAGATGACCTCATACAAGAGGCAATGGAGCAGGTAGGTGCTATTGATTTAGGCGGTACACCTAGTACTGCTGACTTAGCTACTTGTGCTCGTACACTAAACTTAATGTTAAAGTCATGGCAGAATGACGAGGTTAACATCTTTGCTATACAGAAGGTTCACTTATTCTTACAGCAAGACACTAACGAGTATCTACTTGGAACTACAGCTAATTTATCTACAACAGTTAATCAGACTACTGTAGCAGTAGCACTAGATAATGGTGGTACTGGAGTAATACAGATAGCTGCAGCTGGAGGTATTGCTAACGCAGATAACATAGCTATTGAACTAGATGATGGTTCTATGCACTATACTACTGTGGGTGTAGGAGCAGGAACAGCATGGCCTTTAAGTGCTGATGTACCAAGCCTTACTTCTGTAGGTAACACAGTATATCACTGGACACCAGCAGAAGACGCCAACAGACCTATGAAGATTATAACAGCTGTTAGACGAGATAAGAACGGGATTGATATACCAATGAACTTATTATCATTGGATGAGTACACTCAGTTATCAGATAAGACTACTGATGGTGTACCGATTAACTTTTATTACAGACCAGAGCTAGGACTCACACGAGTACGTATATGGCCTGAGCCATCTGATGTATCAGACTACATAGTCATGTGGGTACAGCGTACACTAGAGGATCTTGATGCTGCTAGTGACGATGTAGACTACCCTCAAGAGTGGTACTGGGCTATCTCACTTGGTCTAGCTATGGCTATTTCTAGTAAGTATGGTGTTGATGCAGCTACTTATAATAGAATCAAGGAGCAGTTCACTGAGGCATACTGGATGGCATCTAGTGCTGATGTAGATGAGGCAGGTACTGAATTTGAGCCTAACATGAGAGGCGACTAGTGAGAACTAAAAAGGTACCAATAGTTGCAGGTATCCAACGATTCGATGAATCAGTTATACCTAACGACTATAATATATCCGCTGGGGCGTCTGCACGAGCTACAGACTTTCAATATATAACCGCTACTGACCGCAGAGATGCAGGCCCAGAGATGGTTAACATGATAATATGGGGAGCCAATGACCAAACAGCAAAAGCAACACAAAGACCTCCAATCAAAGCCGCACAGAATAATATCTCCGCTTCAGGCTCAGGAATTGGAAGAGGCATCTTCAGAGACCAAGCTGGTCGCGTTGTTAGCATTGTTGGAACAGACGCATCCACAGTCAAGGTAAATGATGGTGGCTTCTTAACTGAAGCATCCACTACCATTACTGGTACACTTACTTCATCTGATAGCCACGACAAAGTATATATTGCACAGTCAGGTCCAGATGAATTAGCTATTGTAGATCATGTCAACGATAAGTTATGGCAATTTGATCTATCAGGATCAGGCACCATGACAGAGGTTGCTGATGTTGATGTACCAACTGACTTAGCCAGAGGATGTGTAGTATTAAATAACAAAGTATACTACGGTACTAAAACTAACGCTAGAATATATAACACAGCATCAGGTGATATTACATCACAGGATGCCCTAGACTTTATATCAGTTGAAAGACAAGAAGCTGAACTACAAATGATTGAGTCACACCATGACCACATTGTAGCCTTCACTGACAGATCAATAGAGTTTTTCTATGATAACGCTAACCCTAATGGATCACCACTTAGACGCAGACAGGATTTATTCTACACTGTAGGTTGTGTGACAGAGGTTACACGAGTAGGAGATACTATATACTTCATTGGTAAATCAGAAGGTGGAGACTATGGCTTGTATAAGCTTGAGGACTTCAGACTTGAGAAGATATCTGATGAACGAACTAACTACAAGATAGAAGCAATGGTCAAAGGTGCTGGCATCATGTACGTGAACGGCTTAATCGTTGCAGATAGACATATGATATGTATCATCCAAGTTAACGATAGATCAACTACTAATGATGCAGCTACTCCTGACCCAGAGGTAATTGATACAGTATGGTTTGATATCAAGTACGGTGCTTTATACTCATGGGACTCAGCTAGTGCAGTCTTACAACCTGATGTTGTAGCTACTACATCAAGTAACATGGCTATGACTTTCCAAGGTACTCCTATTTACTTTAAGGGGTTACTATCTGAGCTAGTACAAGATGATACTAATGAGACACAAACATCTACTACAGCACAAGCCATTACATGGCTAATACGCATGCCTAGTTTAACTATGGGCACACGTAAGAGAAAGTTTTGGAAGGAAGTAGATATAGATGGATCACACCAGCAGAACTTAGGTGACGCTGATATTGACATAGACTTCTATTGGTCTGATGATTTCTACGAGACTAATACTGTATCTAACAAACGAACTATTGATTTTAAAGATTTCAGGTTCATTGAAAAGGGGTTAGGATCATCAAGGCAAAGAGCATTCTACTTAGGTGGTTCGAGTACTGTAAGAACCTTTTTAGAAAATATGAATCTTACCTATTCCATAGGGAAGTAAATGTGGCTACAGAAAATCTACCACCACCGTTAGCTCGGTTAGATTTTACTGATAAACATATTCAATGGGCTGAGAAGTTGTACAACTTGTTAGGCTTCAGAGGATTCATTGGATACATTGGAGATGACATATCATTAACCAGCTCTACTAATCAGGATTTCTATTTTGAGTATGAAACCGTAGACGCTGACAAAGACCAGCTACACCAAGTAGTTAGTAACGAATCTGTAATAACAATACCTGACGGTGTTACACGTATACGAACTGATGCTAATGTGATGATAGATACTATCACTGTATCGACTGCACAGTTTCAAATATTTGTAGAGATAGATAGTGGTAGTGGATACACTGACCCGGTACCAGAAGTAAATAACTTCTTTGAGAACTATAACACACATTCAGCACACCAGTCTATCCCCATCTTAAATGTAACCCCGGGGGATAAAATAAAGGTGAGATTTAAACAATTTCTGACCTCTACCCACGTTGCCACCATACAAGGTGGTGTAAACACTTGGTTCACTTTGGAGTATATTAAGTAATGCCTTTATTTATAGATCCACCACCAACGTACATCAAAGAGTTTAATTGGCATTGGTCCCAGTGGTTCAACTCTGTATTTGAAGCACAGGAATTTAGGGGTGGCTTAGTTACTACAGATAATACCACGTATGGCTATACTAGTTCAGACTTACCTACTGATGGGGAGTTCGTCCCGATAGGGTATGATACAACTATCTTTGATACATATCAGATGTTTGATCGTACCGGAGGTGAGAACGGAGAACATGTCCTGCGAATCCCATCAGGGGTTAAGCGGATAAGATTCGGTATGTCCAGTACATGGGATCTAGGCAGCGGGTCTGAAACATACAGAGCCGAACAAGCTTTATTAGTTAATGCGTCCTTAGAAGCAGGTGATGATTATTGGGATCAGTCAACGGCTGACCCGCGAGCAGGCTTACCTAATAGATGGCAGACGATAGCCGTTAATGATGAAATCTTTTATTTGTCAGGCACCAGTGGCGTGGTGTCAGTAGAAGAAGGGGATACAATTCATCCCGGTATGAGGGGTGATGCTATATCAGGGACAGCATTCAGTATTGCCACAGTAGGTGATGTAAACGGGAATACCTTTTTTTCTTGGGAAATAATTGAATAATGAGTACTGACTTAGGTTACAAACAGTATAACGACTTCGGCATGCTAACCAAAGGTAGTAATCCTCTTGGTAGTGGTAAATGGGTATATGCCGCATCAAAATCTGGTGTAGATAAATCCACGACAGAGAAGGTGTTTGAATACTGGCAGAATTCTGATTACATGAAGACTGCTCGGTATGCTCAAGGAGCTGCCGGTCAAAATCGTTGGGTTGACCCTAAAGATGTAAAGCAGACAGGACCATATGGACAGACCAATGGTTCTCGTGGTGGACAACTTGCCAAGTATATGGGTAAGAGTGACTTTGATCCATTCAGTCTAGCTCGTGCTGGCATGTTCAACAAAAGAAAAGATCTATATACCGGGTTCTCCCAGCAAGCTGACGGTTCAGCGTCGTATTGGAAAACTAAACAAGTTAAAGAATATAAAAGTGGTCCTTACGGTAATAATTGGTCAACTACAAAGCCTACAGGTGGTGGTGGGCAGAGTTCTGGCCCTTATGGTGCTCAGAATAATCCAGCTACTAGAAGCCCACAAAGTAGAGTACGTCCCCTATATGGCACAAGGGGTGAGAAAGTAACTGGTCAGATGCTTAACGGTGCATTCGTAGAACAGGGTGTATACGATCAGATGACTGACAATCAAAAGGCAGTCTACGGACTTAAAGTAGGTCAAGCACAAGCAAAAGATGAACTATTTGGTGTAGCAAGTCAAGTAGTAGACGCTGCATATCAATACAGGCGTGGTCGTAGTCGTAAGAAGACTGGATTAGGTTCTATCGTTGGTGCGCTTGCACCTCAGTTACTTACCATAGCTGGAACAGCTTTTGGTGGTCCCGTAGGTGGAGCCATTGGGTCAGCCGTAAGCACTGGTATACAAGGTGGTGGAATAAAAGATATAGCCCTAGATGCTGGTAAAGCATTTGTAGGTGGTAAGATAGCAGGAGCAGGAGCCAACAAGGTTGGTGAAGCAGGGTCAATTTGGGATGCAGCTGGTGGTGGTACTAACCCCCTTGGTGCGGCATCTACAGCAGGAGCAACTAATGGAGCAGGTAACGTGAGTTTTATAAACGATTTATTTAAAGGTGGGTCTGATCTCTTTAGTAATTTAGGTGATGGCCTTGGTGACATCTTTAAGGGTGGCACAGGAGGTCTCACTGATTTCTTAAGTGGTGGAGGCAAAGCTGGACAGCTAGGTGATCTACTTAATGTAGCTACTGGTGGACAATCTAGTGGTATTGGAAACATACTATCAGGTATAACAGGCGGCAATCTAGGACAAATACTTTCTGGTGGTGGTCAGTTAGGCTTGTTAGACAGCTTACTTGGCTCAGGACGGGGTGGAGCTACTCCGGGATTCGCACCTACCTCTGGTGGAGGTGGAGCACCTGCAGGTGGAGGTGGTACATATCAGACAGTAGGTGGTCAAGTCCCTCAACAAGGGGGTCAAGCCCCTCAGCAAGGAGGCCAATTAGGTGGACTCTTAGGCTTATTAGCCTCTGGTTACCTATCTCAGCACTCAACTGGCGAAGTACGAGATGAGATTAAGTCAGGTAGAGATAGAGCTATTGACTTAGCAGATCCATTGGCTGATCAACGATCTACTTTCGCAGGCCAACTAGGTGCTTTGATGGCTGATCCATCTCAAAGAGTACCAGAGTTACCGGGATACCAGTTCAGATTTGACCAAGGACAGAAAGCAATGCAGAGAGCTGCAGATGCTGGAGGTCTAGCAGGATCAGGTAACGCATTAATAGCTGCTGCAGAGTACGGACAGAACTTCGCACAGGCTGCATATGACTCTGAGTTCCAGAAGTTATATGATCTATCCTCTGGTAGTAATGCAGCTGCACAGGCAGCATCTAACGCTGGTACACAATTAGCTTTACTAGAGCACGGTAAGTACTCTGATTACGCTGGATTGATTAACCAAGCTACTGGTGGAGCCATACCTAATCCGGGTGGTAACCTAGTACTACCGGGACAACAACAGCAACAACAAAGCTCTGGTGGAATGCTTGAGCAGATTATATCAAGTCTGTTAGGTAGTAACTCTAATCCTCCATCTGGTAATGATGCTGGTAGCCCTTACGCACCGGGCGGTCCCGGAGCTGATAATTCAGGTGGTGGATTCGGAACTAATTCAAGTGGAATATCACAATTTGCGAGGTTACACTAATGAGCGATAATATATTTGCAAAGACACCTTGGGCAGCTGGTAATGAGAGAGTAGAAAATACTAAACTCAAAAACTACACTATCCAAGAAGACTATAAAGACAGACAATTAGATAGAGCTGGGGCGGCTTTGTCTATTGCTGATAAACGCATTCGCCTAGAGAATCTACGCGATGACTTAGAGCTTACTACAGGACAGAAGCGAGCTAACATAGAGTTAACTAAGGCACAGACTGAAGGTGCTGTCATTAGTGCTAATCAAAATAAAGAATTATTTCAGTATAAGAAAATTAAAGCACAAGCTGAAGCAGAAGATGCTGAAACTATTGCTGAGATGAGACGTGCTGATATACAATCACAGATTGATGAACGTAACTATAAGGCTGCTGATGAGGCATCTATAAGCCTGCTTGGGCCAGACGCTACACCAGAACAAAAGGCTGCTTTATTTAGAAGCCTACCTGAGTCGTCACAATCTACAATAATGAAACGATCAGCTACCTTAACTACTAAGTTATACGAAGAAGCACAGATGGCTAATCGAGTAGCACAACAAGCTGATATAGCACTATCTCTATACCAACAAGGTGTACAGACTGGTAAAGCCCGACCTTTCTTTGACATGCTAGGTGGTATTACATCTGACCTACCGGGCCTAAGCTTCTTAACTTCAGATTGGTATAAAGATGAAAAGTTACCTAAGCAACAACAAATGGATCTAGCGATGAAAGAGATCCTTGCTATGCAGATTAAGACTTCTCCTAAGATATCTGATAAAGATTTAGCTGTAATGCAAGCTGCTGAAGGTAACATGGGTAACACCCAGAAAGCTAACGCAATGCGTATGGACTATCATGTAGCTAATAGTGAGTTGATACAAGAGAAGCAACGCATGTATGATGAGGCTCTGGCTTCAGGCCTACCTTATGAAATAGCTGAGTCTAGATTTGAAGACAAGTACGGTAGAAACTTTAGAGTGATGCGTGTAATGCCGGGAGGCGAGTGGCAAACCTTCAAGCAGTTTAAGGATGACTGGATTGATATAGAGCAGGAGGAAAATGCCAACTTTGATCCTAACTTAATTAATGAGCGTGAAATTGCAGACGCTTGGATGAAGGGATATCATGGAAGGAGATAAACTACAAGATAGATTAGCTGCTATAGAGGCTAAGCACTTGGCTAGAGAGAATGGACTCTCAGACCCTAAGGCACAGGAAGTAAAGAGCAAGACATATGAGAATGTGTCTGTTCCTACTGCTGATAGGCTAAAGGCTATTGATGCTAAGCATAAAACACGACAGGCAGAACAAGAGTTCACACAAGATGTACTGGATGAGTCTCAGCCCGTACAGTTTATTGCGGATAAGATATACACACTTGCTGGTCAGTATGAGACAGCTAAGATGATGGCATCTAGTATGCTTGGTTTACCTGCTGCAATAGCAGGTGGTGCAGTTGCGGGTGCTAAAGAACAGTGGGATGCTCAGGAAGATAAATCTTTCATGGGTACTATAAAGAACTTGGCTGGTCAAGATGAGCAAGCAGGCGATGCTGCTATGCAAAAAGCTCAGGATGTATTCCAACAGGTAATGGAGAAGTTCACTTACGCCCCTAAGACTATTAAAGGTCAAGACATGGCACAGGTAGTTGGTGAGGCTGGTTTATTCGTAGAGGACTATACATCAGGTCTTGCTTATGATGCAGTAATTGCTGCAGGTGGATCAGAGACTAACGCTAAAGCTGCTTTCATTGGTGCAGAGGCTGCAATGTTTTGGCTCCCTACTACTAAATTCGGTAAGGGTGCTACATCTCTTGCAGTTAAAGGTGTCACTAAGCCAGTAGCAGGTACAGCTAAAGGTGTTAAGACAGTTTACAATATAGGTTCTAGACTTGTTTCAGGGTCATGGAACTTTGTTACTGATATTATTGCACCTAAGACTAAAGCTAAAGCATCAATGAACAAGGCATCTGCTTCGTTTGCTGATGACGTGGCACAAGGTAGTGCGAGTGTTGCTAGTAGAGTAGAACGTGCTATTAACCTAGAAAAGAGATATGAAGGTCTTAACCTAAGTCTAGGTGAGGCTACTGGTGATATTGCTGCTGTATCTATGGAGAGAGCTATCACTAAGGATGTAGCTGCGTCTCGTGTACACTCAGCTCACCAAGCATCTAACGTCAGAGCATTAAACAAAGCTTCTGAGAAGATATACGGATCAGCTGACACCAAGGGTGCTAAGATATTAAAAGAAGTTCGTGGTGACCTAACGAAGGCAACTGCTAGACTTGATGTAGAAATGCAAAAGACTCAAGCTGAAATAGCTACCGAGATTGGTAAGCTACAGAACAATGAATCGTCTTGGTTACGTGGTGACTGGGTACGACAGAAGTATCAGGAACTATATAGTGACGCTAAAGATTATGGATCTAATTTATTCCAACGTCCTGAGATAAGTAACTTCCAAGTTACTATCAATCATCCATCTTCTATTGCCAATGGCATCATCCGTGATACTAAACGGTATAGAACACCTGCTGATGCACCTAGCTCTCTTGTAGCCATGGCTGATGCTGGTATTAAGATCAACGATCCTATGCTAAGTAAAATGGTAGGAGGTGGTGAGACAGCTGTGCGTATGTCATTTGATGAACTACGTGGGCACCTTAAAGCTATGCGTGAGCAATGGGCTAAAGCCAAGGCACAAGGCAACAAGCAAGATGCTGCTGCTCTTCAACGTGTAATCAAAGAGATCGAGGGTGCAGGTCAGTTAGATAGCTACGGGCAATGGACACAAACTAAACGTGGTGTACTAGATGAGATTGAAAACTCAACTGATGCTAACGCAGTCCAAGCCTATCGTGAGGCTAAGCAATGGTGGCACCAGAATGTAGTAGATAAGTTTGAAGGTAGAGCTGGTGATATCATAGCACGAGTTGATGATAGCGGCAACTATAAGGTAGCACCTGAGGATGTAATCAATCAATTGGTACGCCCTAATAGTGGAAGAAGTTCAGCTACCTTCTCTACTCAGTTTGAGAAGATGTTCGGTAAGTATGCACAGAACGTAGATGCATGGGAGCAACTACAGGCAACTCTGTATGAAAGGTTTGCTAAGAAAGTATACAACGAAGCTACCGGATCTATTAGACCGGGACAATCTAAAGTATTTGTAAGAGAGTATTCTAATATCATAGATCAGTTCCCCGGACTACGTGAGAAGTTATCTAATGCTGACGAGTCTATGGCTATACTTAAGCAGGCACAAAAAGATCAGCTTAATAGACAGAAGGTACTAGAGACTCAGATGTTCGCTGTTCACATTAAAGATGGTGACCTTGATGCTGCAACTAAACTAGCTGTTGAATCTAAGGACAGCAAGGCAGCTAAGATGATGCGTACTGCAGTCTCTAAGAGTAAGTCAGCACGTAAAGGTATGGCACAGCACGTAGCTAAGAAGATATATGATGATACTAAAACTGTTCTAGACTTCAATGGTGATCTGATCAGTACACCTGACCCAGTTAAGTTAAGTGCTTATCTGAAGAAGAACAAGAAGAACTTAGAGATTCTAATGGGACCAAAGATGTACAAGGATATGGTCAATGTAACTGATACATATAAGACTGTCCTAGGCGTTAAGAAAGTAAACCAAGTGGCTGCAGAAGAGATTGGATCACAAGGATTCATCAAGCAGACGTTCGGTACTTCCTTCCCGAGTCTATTAGCTCAATACAGAAACGTACAGTATGGTCGTGATAACATGGTCAACTTCTCAGCACGTACATTAGCCACAGCTGGTGTGAAGATGAGATATAGTTCAATCGCTAAGATTGAGATTGAGTCACTATACAACGTAGACTTGATGGCATTTAGAAAGAGAATACAGAACAAGAAACAAATGACCGTTGCTGAGACTAAGAAGTGGTCAACTATCCTAGAGAAAAATGGTGTTGAAATCGTGAGATACGGAGCTGTTGCAGGACATGCTGCAGGCACAGGCCCACGAGAAACAAGGAGAAAAAGAAGAATGAAAGACCAAGGAGCTTTATAGATGGATATATTTACAGACCCACGGGTACTATTAGTTGCTGCTATCGTTGCTATGGCAAGTGCTCTCGTTAACACAGGCTCATTCCTTGTAGTAAATGACAAGGTGAATGGTACCGCCACAGATGTGGCAGTTCAGCAAGAGCAGATTGTGACGATCAAACAGAATCAGGAAGAGATCAAAGGCTATACCAAAGACGTGTACCAATGGGTACAAGTACAGAAAGGTGTAGAATCGGAGAGAATCAGAAATGAGTCTAGGTAAACAACAACGTACTTTCACTAAGGATATCGCAGAGCTAATCCTCTGGGCATACGAACAAGGGTACGAACTAACCATCGGTGATGGCTTCAGGGACGCTAGGGTACATGGAAACTGGGGTGATAAAGGTAGCTACTCACATCGCTATTCATTGCATAAGAAGAGATTAGCCTTAGACCTTAACCTTTTCATAGGTGGAGTGTATCAGACCACTACAGAGGCACACAAGCCGTTAGGTGAGCACTGGGAATCTATGCGGGAAGGTAATTCATGGGGAGGACACTTTGGAGACGGAAACCATTACTCAAGTTCCTATGCAGGATACAAATAAACCCTCTTGGAAGAACCGCAGACGGTTCATGTTCACAGTCTCTGGCTGGATCATGGGGATCATCTCGTATATCATCTTTAAAGAGGTAACAACCGTTGCAGCTAATACCTTTACATCTGTAGGGTTAATGACACTGGGATCTATCATAGGATTCTATGTTGCTGGGGCAACTTGGGAGGACGTGAAGAGAAAATGATACCATTATTACCGTTAATTAAGAAGTTCATTCCACTGAAGGCACTTATTATGGCCTCAGTCGTTATAGGTGTGGGGTTATGTGGGTACTTCTATGGAAAGCAGTCTCAACGTATAGAGTATGAGGAAAGTCTCCGTATAGCCGTACAGGAGGCCTTAGAAGCTGAACGTATATTCAATGATCAGAGGGTAGCCTCACTAGAAGAGTTCTACGCTGATAAATTAAAGAACAATGTAAGGACTATTAAAGAGGTTCAGGAGGTTATAAAGTATGTGGAAAGTGATGCTGGTGCTAGTGAGTGCCTTGATGATACAGGGATGCAGCTCGTCAACCGTATTATCTCAGAAAACGTGCCCGAGTCTACCAACTGAATTGACAGAGAAGGGTAGGACTGAGTTCCCTCCTCTAACAACTGGGACAGCTGGTGAAGTAGTGGGCTTGATTCAAGACCTATCCACTGCCAACCGTGAGAATGCTGCCAATCATCAGGAAGTAGTGAAACACTACGACTTGTGTATAAGGCACTTGGAAGACTAATCATTGACAACCTCATTGACAACCTTATTCTTCCTTATCTGGTAGTGGTTTAGCTTCACCCATCACTGACATTACTGCCTTGCCGACCTCATCATCAAACTTTTCATCAACCGGCAATAGTTCCTCGATTGATTTAGGCTTCAATTCTTTTGGTGGTTCTAGTGGAGCTATGATTGGATATATACCGCCATGATTAATAAAGACAGGCGTGTGACCAAAACTAATCCTTTCGAGCCATCCTTTACCTTCCCAAATATAAAACCTTACTGGCTCCCAACTCTCGCCCTCGTCTATTTTTGCCCAATAGTAAGAATTGCTTTTTACTCTATACTTATCCATTGCTAATCCTTTTTGATTGGCATTGCAGCTACTTCTTTAGCTAACTCTAACAATCTACCAGCTAACTCATACTTTGTTACGTAGTCATTTAAAAACTGCGTACTAAATTCCTCATCGCCTACGCGTACAGTTATTCTGGTTACAGTTGCATTATCTGCATGCCTAGATGTTTCTTCTAATCTTTCAGTGAAATGTCTTGTAAATATTTCTATCTTGTCCATTTGCTACTCCCCTTTTAGAATATCAATAAGGTTACCCCAAATACTAATGCAAATATAAAAGCTATTACTATTACTGTTATTTCTATGCTACAACATCTCATGCTACACTCTCCTTTTGTATATTATCATCTTCTACCGCTATTCTAGCGACCTCACTTAGCTTAAACCAAGTGTTACTACCGTCCTCTCTGAACAGGTACAGCTTCCCTCTACTTACATGGAACTGAACTATATCTGTCTTCTTTACCCACTGATCACTATTAGGGTGTCTGTGAGTCCACGGTATATCCTGCCTTATCGCTCTGATATAGACTACCATTAGTGATCTCTCACATTAATGAAGTACCTGTGCTCTACAGGAGGCTGCATAACACCATCCCCATCTTCCCATTCTTCCCCTTCATGGTCATAAAAATGCAAATGACCTTCATCATCTACTGATACAGTGTGTGACCAAATTACACCAGCATGTACCCACATCTCTACCCATTGACCTTTCATTGGTCGTTTCTTAATCTCTACCATCATGTATCCCACCCCCATTCACCAGTCATACCTTTGGCGGTATAATCTGCGTTTCGTTGTTCAAAGAAATTATTAAAGCTATCTCCATCAATTACCCAATCTAACCAGCGTAATGGATTCTTTCTTACGTGCCAGTTACTCTTCAGGCCTAGTTGGATCAAGCGTCTGTCTGCAAGGAACCTTACGTACTGCTTATAGTCGTCAGGACCATGCCCATTTATTGGCTTACCATCAGGGAAAGCCCCCTCAATTACCTTGTCTTCTAGTTTTACTTCCTCCCTGAACATGTCGTAGATCCTACCCTTGAACTCATCATTTACAATGCGTGGGTGCTCCTCACAGTATACTCTAAAGAGCTTTAGCATGCCTTGACAATGCATAGACTCGTCACGTACTGACCACTCTACTATCTTGTTAGTGCCTAGTAGCTTCTGGTGCTGCTGGAAGTTAAGTAGCATAGCGAACGCTGAGAACAGCCCCACTCCCTCATTGATAACACTCTGTACTAACCCTAGTGCCTTACCTGTCTGCGTGTGAGAGTCTACGTTACCCATAAACTCCACCTTATTCTTCATCTCCTTGTAATCAAGGAACGCTGAATACTCTGCCTCATCTAGACCTAGTGTGTCATTCAGTAGAGCATAGGCTCTTTGGTGTACAAACTCCCTGTTAGCAAACGAGGTGAGCATAGCACGTACTTCGTTGTTCCTGAACTCTGGTATGTAGTGCTCTAGGTAGTTAGTACCTACTGCCACATCAGACTGAGTGAAGAGACGTAAGATTTGTGTTACGTGCTCCTTTTCAGCTGGTGTGATGATACCCCTCTTCCATTGATCTACGTCATCCTGCAGGGATACCTCCCACTCACCCCAGTGAGATTGCTCGTGCTTGACTGCAATATCCATTGCCCATTGATACTGGAACGGTTTATATGTAACACTGTTTTCTAGTAAACTCATTATCTACCCCTCACATCCTAAACATTCATCGAAATCAGACAATGGCTGACGCTCCACTTGTAGACCTACCTTGTCCTCATTCTCAAACGCCTCTGTGCGTAAGTAATAAAGACCTTTCAGTCCTCCCTTCCATGCTCTGTACACAGTAGACAATACTACTGATCTATTCACACCCTCTGGGTGGAATACATTAACACTCTGTCCTTGGCAGATCCATATTTGTCTATCAATAGCATGTTGTACAACCCAATGCTGATCTAACTCGAATGCAGTCTTAAAGATGTCCTTGTGGTCCTGACTCATCCACTTAAAGTGCTGTACAGATCCCTTGTTGTTAATAATACTATCCCACGTATCATCACAGTTCTCACCATACTCTTCTTCTAGTACCTCTTCAAGGAATTTATTCTTGATCAGGTGACTGCCTACACGAGTACGATGTACAAAAGCATTAGACTTCAAAGGCTCTATACTAGGTGATGTGTTACACAGTATAGAACTATTTGCGTTCGGTGCTATAGCTAACAAGTGAGCGTTGCGTACGTACAAGCCCTTTAAATCCTCTGGTACACCACGTTCCTTAGCCATCTCATAAGAAGCCACCAGTGCCTCAGTCTTTATGTGTCTAAACATAGCCTTGTTAACTATCTGTGCTGATATACTCTCCCATGGTAGGTTATTCTTCTGCAGGTAGTAATGGAATCCCATTGCTCCTAGGCCTAGTGATCTCTCTCGCTCTGCAGAGTACACTGCTTTTCTTAAAGCATCAGGTGCATGATCGATGAAGAACTGAAGCACATTATCGAGAAACCTGATAATATCGCGAACCATTTTTGTGTCTTTCCATTCATCGTAGTATTCGAGATTAACGGAGCTAAGGCAACAAACAGCAGTACGATTGATATCTGTAGCAAGATGTATTTCGTTACATAGATTGCTTCCATAAATTTTTAATCCTAAGTCTTTTTGTGTTTGTGGTAACCCACGGTTAGCGGCATCAATGAAGTTAATGTATGGTCCACCTGTACGATACCGCACCTCACAGATAGTCTCTATCAAAATACGTGCCTTGATAGTCATCACTACTTCTTTGGTATCAGGATCTATAAGATCCCAGTTACCATTAACTAATCCAGCTCCCATCAAAGCATCTGATACGTTGACTGCATTAAACAAATTGAAACACTTACGATCAATGTCTCCACCTGAGGGCATCTTAAAGTTAATAAACTCTATGATGTCAGGGTGATGATCATTCAAGTACGCAGCATACGATCCCTTACGTGTACTACCTTGCTTGTAGGCAACCATCTGTGCATCTGTTACCCTTAGAAAAGGTATAGGGCCGGGTGCCTTGTCAGACACAGAGCGTACCTCTTCCCAGTGTCCTCCTACACCTCCTCCCATGACAGATAGCCATGCTACCTCTTCCATATGCTCTATCAGACTCTCTAGTGTGTCGTCTACATATGTTAGGAAGCAGGAGATAGGCATGCCCTTAGGCTTCTCTCCTTTAGCAGGTGCATTAGATAGTGGAGGAGAGCTTGACATCATCCATTGCTTACTGATGTAACCGTACATACGCTTACCTAACTCTTCATCACCTCCGTTGAACGCTTCACACATACGTGCAAAAGTTTTCTGTGGTGACTCTCCGTTCTTACAGTAAAACTTGTCTAGCATCGCCCTGCCCTGCTCTGTTAGCAAGGCGTTACGACTATCATCAGTTCTAATCATCTAATTTATCCTTGTGGTTGTACTCTTGAAGACATAATACCCATTAACTGACGTGCGAAGTCAATCATAGCAGGTGCTTCTACTAAAAACTCTTCAGGCTCCTCGTCTCCTCTCTTTAATCTAAGTGACATCTTCTGTGACTCATCATCTAAGTGAAAGCAGACTGCTGTAGTAATAGCCATAGGCTTCTCTGCGTCCTTGTCAATCTTACTTGACTCGTGTAATCTGTAACTAAATTTCATTCCTGTTGCCATATCTTACTCCTTTGCTAAGTATCGTGGGTCAATGTACCAAATAGTATTCGGCTGGTCATCCCTTATTTTTACGTATTCATTCTCATCCCATAGTACCATGTAACTTACGGGATCTGTTATCATTTTTATTGTACCAGTAGCTCCTTCCTCTACATAGGGCTTGTCCTCTTTAATGCAGATAACTCTGTCACCTACCTTAAGATCAGTAAGGTCTATTGGTTCCATGTCAGGTATGTCTGCCTCAAAGTCAAATACAGGTTCTGCAAATGAATGAAGCTCTTCCCCATTAAGTAGCTTACTATTAAATGCAGCCCATCTCTCATTATACTCGTTTACTGCGTCATCTGCAAACTCTGCAGCCTCCGTTGCAGATTTATCTGGTAGGGTTAGTTGATTAACAAACACTGATGTCCATATCATCTGCCCGTCTAGTGTCTTCATAATACTCTCCTTCTATGCTCTTTCTTGTTTGGTCCTCTCATCCACTTACCACATGACTTACAAGTATAACGCTCGTAGCCTGTAGTCTGATTAGGTACTACACCTCTATGTTGATGTGGTCCTTCATGCCCACAACCTACACAAGGGTCGTTAATGTCTTCAATAATGTTGTACCAGTTATATGTAATATCTGGCTCGATTACTTTAAATACATCTCTTAAAACTTCTACATCCATCTTGTTATACTTCACCATCTTAGCGAATGATGCATCACAGTTCTCGTTATCTTCCATGATGTCAACCCACCACTGATAGTCTGACTTAATCTTACGTCCTACTCCAAAGTACTTAGCAACGTAGTCTAATCTAAACGAGTTCATGTTGTATTTACTCTTGACTACCTTGTATGTATCAATGCTACGCTTAGGTCCAATTGTATCATACCCATGGTATCTTAGTCTAGCGTTAATCCAAGGGATATCAAACTTATCTCCGTTATGGTGTACTAGTATTGTGCTATCCTCTACTGCCTCTGCTAATTTCTTTACAATTAATGAGTCATCTATAACTCCATTATCCCATAAAATTAAGTCATCTGCAACCTCTATTTTACCATCATCGTGTGCCCACGCAGCACAAATCATTGCACGTTCGCGGCTGATGTTGTTAGGCTGGATGCTAATCTTATATCCACACCTCCAGAAGTAACCCTCATTAGGGGTAGTCTCTATATCCAAATATGTTAGTTTACTCATTAATGTATCTCCGGTTTGTATAATCTTAGTACTACACTATCTATTATGATCTCTTTGTCTTCAGATGTTAAGTGATCGCTGTCTCTAATACCAGCGTACACTTGGCCGATCCCTGCTTTCTTACATAAGACCACGGCTGCATCAATTGCTGCCAATAGATCATTACGTCCTAGCTCTACTATTTGACTTTCCTTATCCCCTTTAACCATTCTGGTGGTATCTCCTCAACGCAACACTGGTATCCCTTCTGTCTGCACCAGTCACTGTAGCGTGTAGCATGTTTTTTAGTTAGCCAGTTGTCCCTCTCGAACACCATCCTGACATCTATTTCTGTTGACTTTTTGATAGCAAGCATCTTACGCCTCTGCTCCATATCAAACTTGCCTTTATCTTCCAAGTAAGTAATACCTCCATCAATGCGAGGCAAAACGAAATCAGGGTTATAAGTACGATTAATCCGAATGTCCACCGAATTGCAATCCAAACAGATACCATTAGCAGACTGCTGATAATCAATATAGTCACGTTCGTAATACCATTCAACACCTGCCTTTACTAATTGTTCTGCTGTTCTTAACTCTAACCCTGACTTAAATGTATACCCATACTTAGTAAGATCGATCTTCTTCCTTGACATACTTATCTATCTCCTTGTGTGTACGTAGTAGGTATACTAACTGGTAAATCTCATCTGCGTACTCCCTATAGTTATAGTTCTCCATTATATACTTAGTAATAGGCTTAACCTTCTTGTCTTCGTTTAATTTCTTATTTGTTTTTTCAAACCATTCAGCATACTGATCGTATCTCCACTCGGAGAAGTTCAGTACTTTAGTAGAGGCAGTGATAGCTTCTACAAGTTTCTTCTCTGCACCCTCTTTACTGACACCCTCTATGCCATAGATGTTATCTGTCATGTCACCTGATACTGCTTGTGACCACAGATTTAACTTGGCTTGCTTAGGTGTAATGAACTCCCAGTCTGGTACACCAGCTTTACGCTTATCTTCTGGTCTGAAGTCAAAGAACACTCCGGGTACTTGCATCAAGTCTTTATCAATAGATGCCAGCACTAATCCGTTACGCCTTAAAGCCTCTTCAGGATTCATCTTATCTCTAGCCCAGTCCCACGCTCTTGTCTGCTCAATAGCTAAGTAGTCATCGACCTCGATGCCATCAATCTCTACGGCATCATAACGCTCGATCATATACTTAGTGAGTGCATCAAAGTGTGTTGGTCTACCCATACCATACTTCTTAGGGTACTGCTCGAAGT